AAAACGTCGTGTTGAGTTAGGTTGCTAAAGTTACAAATGCCTTCTATTACTGCCATTGGAATAATCTCCGTTTTTTACTTGGGTTGCAACTAGATCATGTCTAGTCATACTAATATTATACCACATCATTTAATCGAAGGCTAATACAAAGTTGCCTTCTACTGGCATATTAGGATCGTTCACAGTGTAAGTAAAGTAAGAAATCCTAGCTGCATTGATTGTTTGACAGTCTTCGTCTCCAGAACTAAAGGCTACCTGTTGGTCTAAATAACAATCAGGCATACGCTGTAAAACTTCCAATAATTGTTTGTAAGTCACGTTAGTCGTCCTCTGGTGTTGGAAATGGATCACTGGCTTTCTCTAGGAACAGTTCAAAGTCAGACCTACTGATCTTCACACTGTCGCTAGGAGCCTCTCTAGTGTCCATCTCGAGCTTTAAAACAAAAGGTATACCACCATAAGGGTCACACCTCATAATCTCGTTAGCGACGTCTCTAGCCTCACTGTAGCCAAGGCGATAGATGGAGTAGTCACCACCGGTTATTTCGTACACACTAAACTCGTCTTTAATCATACTTAAGTTGTCTCCTGGTGTATTACAGAAGTACTACAGGAGTACTAATGTAGTTTACTACTATGTTTTACTACTTCTGTTTACTACTAAGGTACTACTTTAGTAGAGGGTATCAGAATCATCATCATTTGTCAAGAATAAATCTTCAGTAATAGTACCAATGCTGTCAACATTAGTATCTATGGATGAAAATAAACAGTTGTTGCATAGGTCTAGAAACTCTCCGTGGTTGTCTTTTTTTAACATTTCTTTTTCTTCTAAGATTCTATCACATGCTTTACATCTCATATGTTTTTCCAGTTGTCCCCATAAATATCTAGCATATTACGCTCAAGATCAGCTTTAGACATCTTTTGCAAGTCCCCTTTGACCTTAAGGCGAAACATTTCTATTTCATATTCCTCAATCATAGCCATCATGTAGTCCATCTCAGCAGCACTGAAGTAGTCCGTTGGGTCTGGTGGTATCATTTGTTCGACCATTACTTGTTGCCTCTTGTTAAGTACTTAAGGTGATTTATAGAGTCTGCCAGTTGTTGCATTCGCTCTAGTTTTTGCCGGTGTTGTTCGTTTAGGTCTTCCACTGTTAACTGTAATTTAGTCATAGCAGTGTTCATACGTCCATAATCAGGTTCAGCGTCAGGGTCATACTCAGGTTCGACATAGTGTTTATAAATACCTTTGCCTTCTAACCTGTCGTAATAGTCATCATGCCAAACGTCTGCTGTTTCTCTTGTCATCTTTAGTTCTCCTTTGCTCCTACGTACTTCTTGAGCCTATCAGATTGCTTTAATTTTTTCAATGCCTGGTATTCAGTTTGTTGCACTTCAGCACGTGTAATATTTAACACTTTTGCAACTTCCTCCTGAGTCATAAAGTAGTCGCCTACGTGGCTACGTTTCTTCATAGATTGCCCCACTGGTCTGCCATTGCTTCCGCAATGCCCTCAAAGGTAGTGCTTCTGATCTTCCATCTGTCAGCACTAGGTGGTAAGTAATGAATTCTTTGCTGTTGGTTCTTCGGTAGTTTGTCCATTATTTCTTTGACATTGTTGGTCTCAGTCAACGACGGTAAGTTGTGCAACCAAAGGCCTGTTTTCTTTGACTCAGGATGTCCAAACATCCAAGGCTGTACGTATTGCGTAGGCTTAAAGGGTAAGACACCTACAGGATTCTCCATACATACAAACCTAGCGTTTTCTTTTGCAGTCTCCCAAAGCTCTCTGGTCCACTCTATGGCCTTTAGTCTCTCGTCATGCTTTGGCATACCTTGACCGTACCAAGCGTTTCCAGAGACAGCTAAAGCTGTGCAAGGTGGATGCATTATAATTATGTCCCATTGCTCTCGTTTCATTACTCCAATGCAATCTTCTTCGTAATGCTTTGGTGATTCATCGTCTGCGGGTAATAGATCACATGACCACGCATCATGTCCTAAAGCTGCAAAGGCTTCTCTTACTCTCCCTGAATATTCACAAGCGACCAAAACTCTCATTTCCTGGTTGCTCCCTTTGGTTTAGTTGTGAATCTCTCATAAAGTGAACACATGGCCCACCAAAAGCCAACACCTATTATTAGTAATGCTATGTCCCAACATGGCTGCCATTGTTCAAACATTGTCTAAAACTCCTATAGCCTGTGCAAACTCTCTACGTGTGTTAAAGTCCTCCAAGGCGTCACCTACGTCGCTGTAGATCAACATGTTGCCTACGTAGTCCCCATCTTGACGCCACACAATGTGTGCGTTGTTTATGTCTGAGTAGCCACAGTAAACTTTTGTTTTACCGTTGTACATGTCAAAGCTTGTGAAGTAATCTACTGATGATTTCATGACACTAGTTCCTCAATGTCTGACTGTGGCACCTCGTAAGCTTCAGCACCTTGTAGCCATTGGTTGATATGTTTGGTTGTAGTTGGGCTGAACTTCTTTTGTGTGCGTATGTACCCTCTGTTTGGTAGCCATGCTGCTACCGGTGTTTCATAGCTAAAGAGAATGTCCATTGATCCAGTGTGTAGATCATAGGTGACCTGTGTTGTGTTGCTGCCTAGTTGCTTAAGTTTCATGCTGTAATTACTCCAGTGTAAAAGTCTGATTTTCTGTTGACGTACCACAGTGCCTCTTCTTCATTGTTAAATATGTACTGATATAACACTGGTGACATATGGTGTCCGTGTTTGTGGTACTCGTACAGTTTGCCATTGTCAAGCACTAGTTTGACTCTTGCTGTGTGTCCGTTGTAGCCGTCTGGCCTGTTCGCATAACATACGATCATTGTGTTGTCTCCAATTTAGGTATTTTTGCTCCACGTCTACGTAATACAACACCATGTAATAGAATGTGTGTCCTTGTCATGTATTCAGTAGGATTTGTCATGCTCTCTTGTATCGCGTGTGTAGGTAATACCACCAGTAAAGATAAATACTGCTGTTTAGCTGTCATACCTCCAGCTCCTCTAGTGCTTCCAGTGCTTCTGTAAATGCCTCTTGTTCAGTCTCTAGACCGTAGCAAGTGAATGCATGGAAATCTACCCACTGTCCTCCAATAGGTGTTTGAAAGTTGAACATGGAGTTTTCGTTCCACTCAATGCGTACATGTCCATGTGTCTCGTGTTCTAACTCTAAGTATTTCATGTTGTGGTGCTCCGTTGTGTTTGCTGATGTATTTACTTTAGGTGCAACACTTGCTGTAGTCCAATATTAGTTTTGAATACTGAATCACAAAGTCATTTAGTTTATGAATAACTATTGACAATGCCTGGTGTTTGGTGTACTCGCGTGCGCCTACGTATAAATATAAGTAGTGACTAGAGGGACCAACATAAGCTCACACACTTGTCAACCCAGCACACCAACAAAAGTTATCCACAGGTTGTCCCCATGTTGCACCTCATGCAACAACTATGCCAGCTTCAAGGGCTAACATGAGTTGCAACCCGTGTCAACTGGTAAAACTACGGCTTGACTTCTTTGGTTTCCTGGTGTAAACTTGAGGCGGGGGCCCCTGTTGCCACTGTATAATTATAGTTGTAGCCACCTACGTACAAAATAGGGCAAAATTAGAAAAAATAACGGTAATTACTGCTTATGTAACCTCTTGTTTACACTAGTAAAACTACTACTTTGTAAAATAACTAAAAAATAACTTGACTTTTATGTAAACTTATGTTATACTATAGTTGTAATTAGGGATAATTTATGTTATGACCGACGTTGTTAAAAAAAGAGGTCGTGGTAGACCCCGTAAGTCAGAAGTAGCTGCTGTAAAACCTGGAAACAAGGGTGTAGTAGGCCGACCAAAGGGTGACGCAGCAATAATCAATGAATACAAAGCACGTATGTTGGCTTCACCTAAGTCACGTAGGGTGCTAGAGACTATTTTTGATGCTGCTTTGGACAACGACCATAAGAATCAGGCTGCTGCTTGGAAACTTGTGATGGACCGTATATTACCTGTAGGTGCTTTTGAAAAAGACGTAGTAAAAGACACTGGTAGAAACGCTATTCAGATCAACATTAGTGGCGTAGGTACTGCAGAGGTGTCAACACCTGACATTATAGAAGGAGAAGTAGTAGATGAGTCTTAAGTACTTCACTAGAGAAGAATTTGACTGTCAGGTTACTGGTACAAACAACATGGAACGAGAGTTTCTAGAGAAGTTAGACGAGTTACGTGAGGCATGTGGTTTTCCTTTTGAAGTCACGAGTGGCTATAGGCATCCAACTAAGCATCCTATAGAGGCTAAGAAAGACGTACCTGGTACTCACGCACAAGGCATCGCGGCAGACATAAAAATAACAAATGCCGCTGATCGCCTAACTATTGTGACCAAAGCCATTGAACTTAAGTTTACTGGCATAGGTATTGACAAAGGTTTTGTACACGTGGACACGCGTGGTACTACTCCTGTTATGTGGACGTACTAATGTTATACACAAAGAACAAGAACCTAACGGACACCAGTACGCAGACAATTGTTACTATTCCTAACGGTTACGTAGCACACTGGAACATGGCTTTTGTAGCTAACCTTCACAATGCTACGAATGACATTACGTTGTTTGTAGATAAGCCTAGTCCTACTCCAGATGTATATATCTACAACGGGACAAACATATCCTCAAAGGAAAACCTGTTGATTGATGGTAATGCAACCTTTGTTTTACAACCAGGAGACATTATTAAGGCATCTAGTGGTAGTGCAGGTAACGTAGAAGTAGTAGTTACGTTTGATTTGTTAGAAGCACCAGTAGTGTTTAATAATTTTAATGGATCTTAATATAGAGCTACTGCCTTGGCAGCAAGATGTTTGGGCAGACGACACAAGATTTAAAATAGTAGCTGCTGGGCGACGTACAGGTAAGTCTAGGTTAGCAGCGTGGATGTTAATAGTTAACGCACTTAAGGCGGACAGAGGCCATGTATTTTACGTCGCACCTACTCAAGGACAAGCCAGAGACATCATGTGGCAAACCCTTTTGGAACTGGGACATCCTGTTATTAGTGGTAGTCACATTAATAATTTGCAAATCAAGCTTGTCAACGGAGCCACAATCAGCCTCAAAGGTGCAGATAGACCAGAGACCATGCGAGGTGTCAGCCTTAAGTTTTTAGTCATGGACGAATACGCAGACATGAAACCTGACGTATTTGAGCAGATCTTGAGACCGGCACTTGCCGACCAAAAGGGCTGTGCAATGTTCATTGGTACGCCAATGGGAAGAAACCACTTTTACGAGTTGTACAAATATGCGGAATTAGATGATGACCCTACATACAAATCATGGCATTTTACGTCGTACGATAACCCGTTGTTGGACCCTGACGAAATCAACATTGCTAAAAAGTCTATGTCTTCTTACGCGTTTCGCCAAGAGTTTATGGCGTCGTTTGAAGCTCGTGGGTCAGAAATGTTTAAGGAAGATTGGGTTAAGTTTAGTAAGTCTAAGCCGGAAGTAGGAGATTATTACATTGCTGTTGACTTGGCAGGATTTGAAGAAGTCAATAAGAAACGAACAAAGAATTCTAAGCTTGACGAAACTGCCATCGCCGTCGTTAAAGTTAGTGAGCATGGTTGGTTTGTTGACAATATCATATATGGACGATGGAGTCTTGACGAAACGGCTACTAAAATCTTTCAGGCCGTCAGAGATTACCGTCCCGTATCGGTTGGAATCGAAAGAGGTATTGCTAAACAAGCCGTAATGTCTCCTTTAGTGGACTTACAAAAGAAGTACGGTACGTTCTTTAGAGTAGAAGAACTAACACACGGTAATAAAAAGAAGACTGACAGGATTATGTGGGCGTTACAAGGTAGATTTGAAAACGGCTACATCACGTTAAATAAAGGTGAGTGGAATGCTAGGTTTCTTGACCAGTTGTTTCAATTCCCTGATCCATTAACTCACGATGACTTGGTTGACGCTTTAGCTTACATCGACCAGTTAGCTAATGTGGCGTACGACTATACGTACGAGATTGAAGACCACGAAATCTTAGACGTAGTAGCAGGATACTAATATGAGTGAACTATACGAACAAGACCCATTGATGATCCAAGAATCTCTTGAAGACTGGGTTATGACTAAATGCGAAGACTGGAGGGACCACTACGAAAGCAACTATGAAAACAAATTTGAAGAATATTATCGACTCTGGCGTGGTCAGTGGGACCCTTCTGACAGCGAGCGTAGGTCTGAGCGTTCCCGTATTATTTCTCCTGCACTTCAACAGGCTGTTGAGTCTAATGTAGCAGAGTTAGAAGAAGCTACGTTTGGTCGTGGCAAGTGGTTTGACGTTAGTGACAACTTCGGAGACACCCAAAGACAAGACGTGCAGTTCCTTCGTAACAAGCTTACGGAAGACTTTGAAAACTGCATGATACGTAAAGCTGTCGCAGAGTGTCTAATTAACTCAGCAGTCTTTGGTACAGGCATTGGTGAGATTGTTATTGAAGAAATGAAGGAAATGGTTCCTGCTACTGAGCCTATTATGGAAGGTCAGTTGCAAGCTGTAGGTGTAAACATTACTGACCGTGTGGTTGTTAAGCTTAAGCCAGTAATGCCTCAGAACTTCCTAATTGATCCTGTAGCAACTAATGTTGAAGACGCTATGGGTGTAGCTATTGACGAGTTTGTTAGCAAACACCAAGTAGAACTTCTGCAGGAACAAGGCGTGTACCGTGACGTGTACGTTGGTTCTGCTGCTCCTGATACTGACTTAGAGCCTGACCAAGACCTAACTATTTACAATGACGACAAGGTACGTTTGACTAAGTACTATGGTTTAGTGCCACGAGAGCTTCTAGATTCCGCTACAAGCGACGAAGACGAAGAACTGGTAGGTGAGGTAGAGTCAGATTCTCGTTACGTAGAGGCCGTTGTAGTGGTTGCTAACGGCGGTATACTTTTGAAGGCAGAAGCTAACCCCTACATGATGTCTGATCGTCCTGTAGTAGCTTTTCCTTGGGACGTAGTACCTGGTCGCTTTTGGGGTCGTGGTGTTTGTGAAAAAGGCTACAACAGTCAGAAAGCTTTGGACACAGAACTACGTGCTCGTATTGATGCCTTAAGCCTTACAATTCATCCTATGATGGCTATTGATGCCACTCGTTTACCACGTGGTGCAAAACCAGAAGTACGTCCTGGTAAGATGATTCTAACCAACGGAGATCCACGTGAAGTACTTCAACCGTTCAACTTTGGTCAAGTTAGTCAAATCACTTTTGCTCAAGCCGGAGCACTGCAGCAGATGGTACAGCAAGCAACAGGAGCAGTGGACTCAGCAGGAATTGCAGGTCAAGTTAATGGCGAGAGTACTGCCGCTGGCATTAGTATGTCTCTTGGCGCTATTATTAAACGTCATAAGCGTACACTGATTAACTTCCAACAATCTTTCCTTATTCCTTTTGTTAAGAAAGCTGCGCACAGGTACATGCAGTTTGATCCTGAAAACTATCCTGTAGCTGACTACAAGTTTAACGCAAGCAGCACTTTAGGTATTATTGCACGTGAGTACGAAGTAACTCAACTTGTGCAACTACTACAAACTATGGGTCAGGACTCACCGTTGTACAGTACACTAATAGAATCAGTTATTGACAACATGAATCTGTCTAACCGTGAAGAACTACTTGCAGCTATGCAACAAGCTTCACAGCCTAATCCTCAAGCACAACAAATGCAGATGGAGGCTCAGCAAGCACAAATGCAGTTCCAGCAGTCACAAACAGCTGCTCTGTCTGCTCAGGCTCAAGAGTCACAAGCACGTGCCGCTAAGCTTGCTGCAGAGGCTGCTGTTGTACCGCAGGAGCTTGAGATTGACAAGATTAACGCTATTACCCGTAACCTGCGTGAAGGTGACCAAGAGGACAAAGAGTTTGAACGTCGTCTTAAAGTTGCTGAAACGCTTATCAAAGAAAAAGCAATAGACCAAAAAGGACAATCTAATGCTAATGACACAACGCGAAATGCAAACCCTGCTGGACCAAGTCAACAGCCACTTCAAGGGAACGTTCCAACGCCTAGACGACCTGGAGAAGAAAGTGGAGGAGCTGTCTAATGTCAAAGAAAGCAGACCCAAGACTAGCACGAGCGGGCGTAAGCGGGTACAACAAACCAAAGAGGACTCCTAATCACCCTAAGAAGTCCCACGTAGTTGTCGCTAAGGAAGGTGACAAAGTAAAGACTATACGCTTTGGCCAACAAGGCAAAACAGGTGATAAAACAATGACTAAAAGGGCTAAGTCGTTCAAAGCAAGACACGCTAAGAACATAGCCAAAGGTAAGATGTCAGCTGCATTTTGGGCTAACAAAACTAAATGGTAAGGAGAACACTATGCCAATGGTAAACGGTAAGAAGTACGCATACACTACAGCAGGTAAAAAGAAAGCTAAAGAAGCGGCTAAAAAAACAGGTAAAAAGGTTCGTTATGCCAAAGGCAAAAAGTAGTCCTAAACCTAAAAACAAAGCTCTTTACTCACGAGTCAAAGCAGAGGCTAAAAAGAAGTACAAGGTTTGGCCTAGTGCGTATGCTTCAGGTTGGTTGACTAAAGAGTATAAAAAGCGTGGTGGAACCTATGAGTAAAACCAAAGGCGGTCTTACTAAATGGTTTAAAGAGGATTGGGTGGACGTTAAAACGGGTAAGCCTTGTGGTCGTAAATCAGCTACCAAGAGTAAACGTCCTTACCCTTCTTGTAGGCCTAAAGCGGTTGCAGCTAAGATGACAGCTGCTGAAAAGAAGTCTTCAGCTAAACGCAAAACCGGACCTGCTAAAATTAAACACGCAGTTACTGCTTCAGGGAGACGTAGAAAAAAGTGAGTTACGAAACTAAAGTAAAGCAAGCTTTAGATATATGTTTAAACAAAAACTACTTTAAGGGAAACGATAAAGAAACAGCCATAGTAATGTACTCAGGTGGTATGGACAGTGTCTCATTACTATGGAATCTTTTGGAACATACAGAACAAGACATACACGTACACTCAATACACATAGACAACTCTGAAGGCCGTGTTAAAGCAGAAGCAAAAGCTATAGAGAACACGATCAACTATATGAGAAAGAACCAAAGACCCTTTGAGTTCTCTTCTTCGGTGTACTCTTGGAAAGCTAAGTATCCAGGTGGTAAGGACATGGTGCTTGCACTATTCCAAGCTATGAGGACTGCTTCTGGTTTAGGTAAAGCTTTTAACATTGTTTATACAGGTGACTACAACATAGGTAGAGACGAAGGTGCTGAAGCACAAGGTGTGTTAAATGCACTATGTACTACACGACGTGTTAAGCCTATTTGGTTAGCACCTTTTGAACACATGACGTACAACTCTGTAGAACGTAGCAAAGGTATCTACTTAAGTATGCCTGAAGAGTTACGTGAGATGTACTGGTCCTGTAGACATCCTACCGATGCTTTAGGTGGGTTTATTGTCTGTGGTGACTGCCACGCTTGTGAACGACAACAAGCAATGCAAGAAAGTATAAAAAAAGACTTGACAAACGACTAAAAATATGCTATACTATTACTATAGTTAAACATTAGAGGAAACTATGACTCCTGAGCTTGAAACTTATTTTAATAATTATAACGAACTCTTTAACCACGAAGGTTTCAAACAACTCATTCAAGAACTTTCTACTAACGCTACTCAGCTTGCTGATATACAAACAGTAAAAGATATAGAAGATCTACATTATCGTAAAGGACAAGTAGCTGCCTTCGCAACTATTATTAATTTACAAAACACTATTACTGCTGCTAGAGAACAAGCTGAAGCAGAAGAAGAAGAACCTTTAGATGTTTAAAGTCTACGACTTCCGTTGTACTAACGGACATGTCTTTGAAGAATTCGTAAAGCCTGACGTCACAACTAGTAGGTGTGGTTGTGGCGCTAACGCTAAACGATTGGTTTCTGCCCCATCTTTCCACCTTGACGGTGCTTCTGGAGATTTTCCAGGTCAGCACATGAAATGGGTTAGGGAACATGAAAAAGCAGGCCGTAATAAAAAAGAGGACGCCTAACGGCTAATCCTTTCTACATTAATCTCCATAACCATAATAAAAGGCGGAGCAGTTTAATATGTCAAGAGCGACACTAATTGACGAGCGTATTGAAGACGACTCAACAACTACTGATCTTGAAGCCCAAGCGTTTGATGAGCCAACTCAAGAAAACCCCATACCGAAAGCCAAACCTAAAGAAGAAGACTTACCTGATAAGTACCAAGGAAAGTCAGTACAAGAAATTGTACAGATGCACCAAGAAGCTGAAAAGATGCTTGGTCGTCAGTCTTCCGAAGTTGGCGAGTTACGTAAGGTAGTAGACGACTTCATACATACACAACTCGAACAAAAAAACACACCTGTTCAACAGCCCGTTGACGAAGATGACGACATTGATTTCTTTACTGATCCAAAATCAGCCGTTAGTAAAGCTATTGAGAATCATCCTAAGATTAAAGAAGCGCAGGAATACACTACTCAGTACAAGAAGCAAACCGCACTTGCACAACTACAGTCAGAACATCCTGACATGCAAGACATACTAGGTGACGCTAAATTTGCTGAGTGGATTAAGGCTTCTAAATATAGGACTCAGATGTTTGTAGCAGCAGACCAGGAATATGATTATGACGCTGCTAACGAGTTGTTCAGTCTTTGGAAAGAGCGTAACCAAATGGTTAAGCAGACAGCCAAAGTAGAACGAACAGCACGTAAACAATCTCTCAAAGCTGCAACTACCGGAACTGCTAGAGGAACAGCAGAGCGATCTCGTAAGAAGACTTATCGTCGGGCTGACATAATTAAACTTATGCGAACCGACCCTGAACGCTATCAGTCTATGTCAGACGAAATATTTAAGGCGTACCAAGAGGGTCGAGTTAAGTAGCCTAATTATCAAGGAGATTTATCATGGCTGGCGAAACCTCTGGAACTTATTTTACAGCGAATGCTGTAGTTGACAAAACTGCTGCTGGTACTTTCATCCCAGAAATCTGGAGTGACGAAGTAATTGCAGCTTACCAAAAGAACCTCAAGCTTGCACCTCTTGTAAAGCGTATCCAAATGTCTGGTAAGAAAGGTGATGTAATTCACATTCCTAAGCCAACACGTGGATCTGCTTCTGCAAAAGCTGAAGCTACTGCGGTAACAATCCAAGCAAACCTAGAGTCAGAACTGCAGATTGCTGTTGACCGTCACTTCGAGTACTCACGTCTTATCGAAGACATCGTCGAAGTACAGGCGCTTAACAGCCTCCGTCAGTTCTACACTGAAGACGCTGGCTACCAGCTTGCTCTTAAGGTAGACACTGACTTGCACTCAGCAGGTACTGGCTTTGGTAACGGTGGTTCAATCGTGTACTCTGGTTCAGTAGCTCCTACTGACTATCAGCACACTGGTTGTTTCTTCAACGACAACGGTACAACTACTCAGTACACTGACGACACTCTTGTTTCTGGTGACGACTTTACTGACGCGTTCTTCCGTGACATGATTCAGAAGATGGACGACAACGACGTTCCTATGGAAAACCGTTGCCTTGTTATTCCACCTGCGACTCGTAATGCTATCATGGGCATTGATCGCTATGTGTCTTCTGACTTCGTAAGCGGTCAGTCAGTTAACTCTGGCCTTATCGGTAACCTGTACGGTGTAGACATCTACGTGTCTTCTAACTGTGCAACTATCGAAGCTGCTGGTGATAACACTGCAGGAACCGTTGATACACGTGCTGCTCTTCTCTTCCACAAAGACGCAATTGTCATGGCAGAGCAAATGGCCGTACGTTCACAAACCCAGTACAAGCAGGAGTACCTCTCAACTCTGTACACTGCTGACACTTTGTATGGTGTTCAGGTATATCGTCCTGAAGCTGGTTTCGTTCTCGCAGTACCTTCTGCATAAGAACGACAAGAGGGGTCAGCAATGGCCCCTTTTTCCTTTCTCCTCCGTTTTTCTGCAATAGGACTTTCCGATGTCGAACTATACTAAGACTACAGACTTTGAAGCGAAGGACTCGTTACCTACAGGCGACTCAGGAAAGATCATCCGTGGCGCTGAATTTGAAACTGAGTTCGATGCAATTTCTACTGCTATTGCAACCAAAGCTGACACAGCAGGTCCGACCTTTACAGGTACGTTGACCTTTGAAACTATTTCTGACGGAACCATTGGTGTCACTGCCTTTGTCGACGAAGATGATATGTCGTCCGACAGTGCAACTCTGGTTCCCACACAGCAGTCCGTAAAAGCGTACGTTGACTCTGTAACAACAGAACTTAATGCTCAAGACCTTGACTTCCAGGCTGACTCAGGCGGCGCATTAAACATTGATTTAGATTCTGAGACTATGACGTTTACTGGTGGTACTGGTATTGATACGTCTGGCTCAGGTAATACTGTTACCTTTGATATTGACTCTACTGTTACAACCTTAACAGGCACACAGACGCTTACTAACAAAACACTTACTGCTCCTGTTATCTCTGGCAACTTAACTACAGACGGAACTATTGATGGCCGTGATGTTGCTACTGACGGTGCTAAGTTAGACGGCATAGAAGCTGGTGCTACTGCTGACCAGACTGACGCTGAGATCAGAGCCGCTGTAGAAGCAGCAACTGACTCCAACGTATTTACAGACGCAGACCATACAAAGTTAGACGGTATAGAAGCCAGCGCAACGGCAGACCAAACCGACGCTGAAATAAGAGCAGCCGTAGAAGCTGCTACCGACTCTAACGTCTTTACTGACGCAGATCATACAAAGTTAGACGGCATTGAGGCTAGTGCTACAGCAGATCAAACAGATGCTGAGATTAGAGCCGCAGTAGAAGCCGCTACAGACTCCAATGTATTTACCGATGCTGACCATAGTAAACTAGACGGTATCGAAGCATTAGCAGACGTAACGGACACAACTAACGTTACAGCCGCTGGTGCCTTGATGGACTCAGAGCTAACTAACCTTACTGCTGTTAAGTCTCTGGATCAAGGTGTTGCTACTACTGACAGCCCAACCTTTGCAGGTCTAACGACTACAGCAGACGTATCTTTTGGCGACAACGACAAGGCTGTATTTGGTGCTGGTAATGACCTAGAAATTTATCACACATCAACAGGCAACCACTCAATTATCGAAGAAACGGGCGGCGGCAACTTGGTTGTGCGAACTAATGGGCCGCATATTGAGTTTGACAAAGGCTCTACCGAATATATGGCAAGAATGTTAGTCGATGGAGCTGTTGAGCTTTATTATGACTCAGTTTTAAAACTAGCCACAACCTCCACAGGCATCGACGTAACTGGCACAGTGACTGCTGATGGTTTGACTGTTGATGGTGGAACTAAATTTTCTGGTTCAGCAGATGAATCATCATCTGGCGGCCTGTCTTTAAAAACAGGTTTAATAGACGCATCAATTAGTAATTCAACAGATGCCTTTATAGGTGTTCACGATACTGGTGGATTAGGCTCTTTAGCTGGAGACTTATTGTTAGTTCCTCGTAGCTCAACAGGTGTTGCAAATTCTATTCAGTTATTTTCTGGACAAACAACTCCTAAGTTACGTCAAAAAATTGCAGACAACGGCGACATCAGCTTCTACGAAGACACGGGTACGACTGCGAAGTTGTTCTGGGATGCTTCTGCGGAGCGTCTTGGATTAGGAACTACTTCTCCACTTACTGATATACATATCGTAAATTCAGGAGCGGCCCAGTTTTTGCTTCAGGCAGGAGATTCATCCACTGCAACAATGCTGTTTGGCGACAGTGCAGATACTAATATTGGTTGGATTCAATACGATAATTCAGACAATAACATGAACTTTCGTACAAACAACGCAGAACGCATGCGTATCGACTCCAGTGGCAACTTGCTAGTTGGTACTACAAGCTCAACGCTATTCTCTTCTTCTAGCGAGACTGGGACAAACATTACATCTCAAGGAGGCTTGTATATTGCCCATAATGGGACGAACTTACCAGTCTTCAACAGAATTACATCTGACGGCGACATTGTAGACTTTCGCAAAAACGGCCTTGTAGTCGGTAGTATTGGTACACAAAGTGGCAATCCTTATATTGGAGGAACAAACAGAGGTATTCGGTTCGACAGCACACAGATTATACCTGTTGATATGACCGCTTCTGGAAGTAATGCAGACAACTCAATAGACATTGGTAACTCTGGCGTTCGCTTCAAAGACCTCTACCTGTCAGGCAATGCTTATGTAGGCAATGCAGTTACTTCCAGTACAGATGGTTCTTCTGACTTAAAACTAGAAGGCAATCAGCACATCTTTAGAAGAGGCTCTGCTGGTAGTTATGCGGAGCAAGCAAGGATAGATAGCTCAGGCAACTTGCTGGTTGGTACTACTAACGCAAATATTTACAACACCACAGGAGACGACGGTGTCGCAATTAAAACTGACAATATTCAAGTACAACGAGCCAATAATGAACCGTTATTCCTAAACAGAACAGGAAGTGATGGAGTTATTGCTTCATTCCGAAAAGACGGCTCTTCAGTCGGTAGTATTGGTACTGAAGGCGGCAGACTGCAAATAGGTCTAGGCGCTAGTGGACTGTATTTTTATGATAGCGGCCCTAGTGTTTTGCCTTGGAATGTCAGCAGTAATTCTGGAGCAGATAATTCTATTGATTTAGGAAGTTCGGGAAACCGCTGGAAAGACCTTTACCTGTCAGGCGGTGTCTACCTAGGCGGCACAGGTTCAGCCAACAAGCTAGATGACTATGAAGAAGGGACGTGGACGCCTTCTTATGGTGCTAGTTCAACAAACCCAACAGTTACTCATTCCGTTCAAGTTGGGCGCTATGTAAAAGTTGGAGGTTTAGTAACTTGTTTTGGAAGAATTAAAACAAGTGCTGTTTCCACGCAAGGCGCTGGTAGTTTAAACATTTCAGGTCTTCCTTTTACTGCTCAAAATGTTTCGCAATTATTTGGTGGAGCAATATTATCTTATGTTTCAAATTGGGTGGCTGGTAATGCTCCAAGTGGTGGTTATGTGGATACAAATTCAACAACTTGTTATTTAACCAAGCGTGGAGACAGCGATGAAGATATGGGAACAGGAGTAAATCCCGGAGACCTTTCTACAGGATCTAGTGATAACGATTTAATTTTTACTATTACTTACAAAACTACTGCTTAATTATCTCAAGTGGATTCTTGAGACGGACTAAAGGAGAAAGACAATGGCATTAACTAAAAGCGTAACAGCAGACAAAATTGAAGTAGTCACAGGACAAGACGAGGACGGCAACGACGTAACCTCTGTTCAAGTACGGACTGCTACTAAGGTACTCGAAGACGGTGCTGTAATTTCACAGTCGTATCACCGTCATGTAATTCAATCAGGTGACGATTGGTCATCTGAACCCACCAACGTGCAGGACATCTGCAACGCAGTATTTGGAGCATAACAATGGCTACATGGACTATCGCAAACCTTGAGCGTAACGTGGCAGACGGCGGTGTAACCGTGGCGCACTGGCGTGTTACTGAATCTGAAACTGTTGGCACTGGCGACGACGCTGTGACTTACTCTGCATCCTCATACGGCACTGTAGGCTTTACACCCGACGCTGACGCTGACGGCTTTGTAGCTTACGATGACCTTACTGAGTCTGCTGTACTGGCATGGGTACACGAGTCAGTTGATCAGGACGCTACTGAGGCGGCACTAACAGCCAACATCGAAGCACAGAAGAACCCTGTGTCTGCTGATGGTATGCCTTGGTAATGCCTGAGATTGATGACAACACCAGAGTAGCTATACCGCTAAGGAATTTAGTTGCTCTTGGTGCTGGCATCGTTATGGCTACTACTGCTTACGTAACTCTTGACACTCGTATCATCTCTATTGAACACGGTCAGGAAATACAGAACATGAACATACTGGAAAACTCTGCGTTTGTTCGTGAATGGCCTCTAGGTCTACGTGGTGCGTTACCAGATGATCTTATACAGAACGCTAAGATTATGGCTCTGGAAGAACGCAACATAGAGATACACGAGTTACGTAGGCAGTTAAATAAAGTAGAAGTAGAGATAGGTAAGTTAAATGCACAGGTGACTGTAGATCACCAAAGCGGTAAGGAATAGTCATGTCAGATCTAGAGCAAGCATTAAGTCGGTTAGAAGCTCATGAGCGTGAGTGTAGTATTCGTTATGAAATGATTCAGATGCAACTGGACGCACACAATCAACGCTTTGACAAACTAGAGAAGATGATGACAGGCGGCTTTGCTTCTATTGCTATTATCGTGACTATGGCTATTGCTATCTTGGAGTTTGCTAGATGATTGAGTCGCTCATAGGGCCTGTTACAGGGCTTCTGGACAAGTTTGTACAAGACAAGGACCAGAAGGCTAGGCTAGCTCATGAAGTTGCCACAATGGCTCAGAGACACGCTCAGGAGCTTGCTAAGTCACAACTAGAGGTTAACAAGGTAGAAGCAGCGCACAAGTCCTTATTTGTCTCTGGTTGGAGACCTGCTGTTGGCTGGTGTTGCGTACTAGGTATGATGGGCAACTTTATGGTCATACCGTTTACCAACTTTGTTTTAGCTCTGTTGGCTATTGAAGTTACTATACCACTCATTGACCTAGAGACTATGATGCCTGTATTGATGGGTATGCTTGGTCTTGGTGCTATGCGCTCTTATGAAAAAACCAAGGGCGTATCAAGGGAAAAGTAAATGGCTAAAAGTTCTCGAGGAATGTTTACAGGTGGGAGCGTGTACTCAGGAGGTACGCCTACCTTTGATGAAACTGTAGGCCAACCAACACTGCCAACTGGTGGGGTCAAAGGTGGTCCCACAAAGCAAGCTCCTATAGTTAGACCACCTCCTACTTCAGAACCTGCTCCTGCTCCAGAGCCAGAAACAGAAGAAATGACCTTTACGTTTATAGAAGGTAGGGAAAGAGGAGGAGCACAACAGAACTATCTTTATGGTCAGGAAGGAGAAGTTCGACAGGTTACTGTAGACGAACTACGTGAGTACTTTGAAAGCGACGAAGTAAACAGACTACCTGAAGTATTCGGTACGTTTGACAATTATCTTGCTTACATGACTGAGCGTGAAGAGTTACTTCAGTCTGGTGAGCTGACTGTTGGAGACTGGGCTAACGCAGACACCGGCTTTACCGAAGATCAACAAATGATTCTTGAGGGTGACGCTGACTTAACTATTGATCCTAGCGACCCTGGTCAAAACTTAGAAAACTTACGTAGACAACAAACTAGTACTCAAGCTGGTGCTTATAACAACTGGTTGAACTCTGAAGCTAACCAAGCGTTACTACGTAAGTACGGTGTTGTTACTGACCTTTATTCTACTTCGGGAGACCGCTTTAGATGGAATGGATCAGCCTACGTTAAAGTAGAAGACCAAAGTTCCGGTGCCGGAGACATCTTTAAAGCAGGTTTCCAAATTGCTGTAGGCTTAGCTTTAGGCGGTGCTGGAGTTGGATCTGCTCTTTCTTCTACAGTAGGTTTAAGTGGTGCTTCTGCTGCGGCTTTTTCTGCTGCTGTTAACTCAGTAATCTCACAGGTAGCTACCGGCGTCTTAACAGGTGGTGACTTAGACATAAGCCTTGAAAGTGTTATACAAGCTGCTGTTACTGGCGGTTTACTAGACACCGACATTGCACAGGAAGCACTCCAAGCATTAGAAACAGGTAACGAGTTTGTTGACGCTGTTGTTCAAGCAGGTGTTATTAACTCAGCTACTCAGTTAGCTACAAGCGGTGAATTAGACCCACAACAGCTTATTGAAGCTATGGTTCGCGCAGGTCTTACGGACCAGTTTGGTGAGTACTTAGAAAACCTAGAAGACTTAGCACAAACTGAATTAGACCAGCTTGAGGAATTCTTTAGAGGCTACGTACCAGACATAAGTGCTATTGAAGACTTCTTGTCACAAGCAGAAGGTTTATTTGACACTGACATCTCTGAGTACACAGAGCAATTTGAAGAAATTGTAAGTCAAATTGGTGATGCTGTAGAAGGTGCTGTAGAAGAAATAGACGAAGAAGAACTAGAGTACAGAGCAGGTGAAGGCTACATAGACCCTGGTTCATACTACTACTATACCGACGAAAACGGTAATAGAATTCTAGGTCAAGACATAGAAGGACTTCGGTATACTTCTGACGGAACTTATGTTGATGCTGACGGTAATGTCTATGACTTAGGAGGCACTGCTGCAGTAAACGAAGACGGCACTGTTGATTACTATGACGGCTTTGCTGAAGACGGCGCGTCTATTATTGCTACAGGAGAAATCCAGTTAGGTCAAGACGGTCTTTATGACTCTGAAGGCAACCTTGCTTACTACCAAGACGAAGGTCAATGGTTTGACGCCGACGGTAACATAGTAAGTGACCCTACTGTTGTAGACCAACTAACAGGTTTAACTGAAGGTCAGGTTCCTTATGATCCTAGACAGTTTTCAGACACTGCTTTTCAATCTGCTATTGATAGTGCAGTAGATCAACAAGACATCGGTGCTATTGTCGATCATATGACAAGCATTGGAACAGGTGTAGACGCTAACGGTTTCTTTGGTCTCTCCGATTCAGACCAGGAAGTTTTAATGGGTTTGTTTGGTGTCTCAACTCAAGAAGAATTAGTTGAAGCACTGGCTCAGTCAGGATACACAGTTAATACTAACGGTTCTCAAGTAGTAATAGACTTTAACTACGATAGAAGTGAAGAGTACGGTCAGATTAATGACGTAGATCAATCTGGCAACATTATTCGTGTACGAGACCCTAACGAACCAACAGAAATTTTTATAGACCCTGAGTACGACCCTACTGAAGAAACGCCTGAGCCTGAACCTGAGCCTGAAATAGGTGGCGGTGGAGGTGGCGGAGGTGACTCTTCTACTACTCCTACTGATGAAGACGATCCATTAGCTAGTACTGTTCCTTCTGCTGAAGACACGGCTGAACAAATACGAAGGGATCAGGCTGAAGCCGCTGCGGAAAGACAGCAGAAAGAACAAGATGCTGCTGCGGAAAGACAGAAGGACGCTGCTGCAGCTGAGAGACAAAAGGATGCAGATGCTGCAGCCGAACGTGCATCTAAGGACGCTGCTGCAGAAGCTTCTAAAGATGCTGCTGAGCGAGCTGACAAAGAGACTGCTGAAAAAGCAGAAAAAGAATCTGCTGCAGAAACACAACAGAAAGAACAAGCAGCTGCAGAAGAAGCACAGAAGGAAGCCACTGCTGAAACTGAGCAAAAGGAAGCTGAAGCAGCTGAGGCAGCTGATAAGGAAGCTCAAGCAGAGACTGAACAAAAGGAAGCTGACGCTGCTGAAAAGGCAGAGAAGGATGCTGCTGCAGAGACTCAGGAAAAAGAGCAGGCCGCTGCAGAACAACTTAAGAAGGACACTAAAGCAGAGACTCAGGAAAAAGAACAAGCTGCTGCTGAAAAAGCTGAGAAGGACCGTCAGGCTGAAGAAGATAAAAAAGAGTTAGCAGAAGCTGAAGGTAAGGACGCTGAGGAAACTCAAAAGGAACAGCAAGCAGAAACAGAAGAGAAAGAGGCTGCTGCTGAACAAGCAGAGAAGGACGCCGAAGCTGAAACTCAAGAAAAAGAAGAAGTAGCTGCAGAACAAACTAAGAAAGAAGCCGATGCTGAAACTCAGGAGAAAGAGCAGCAAGCAGCAGAAGAAGCTAAGAAAGAAGCCGATGCTGAAACCCAAGTAAAAGAAGAAAGAGCAGCAGAAGTAGCTGAGAAGGACGCTCAGGCTGAAACTGAGGAAAAGGAAGCTCAGGCTGCAGAGCAAGCTCAAAAGGATGCTGAGGCTGAAACTCAGGAAAAGGACGTAGCTGAACAACAAGAAAAAGACGCGGAAAAAGAAACAAAAGAAACGCAAGCTGAGCAACAAGATAAGGATGCTGAGAATAAAGCAAAGGAAGATGCTGCTGCGGAACAAGCTGACAAAGAAGCTGAAAACAAAACTAAGGAAGAGCAAGCGGCAGAGCAGGCTGACAAAGATGCTGAGACTAAGGAAAAAGAAGAGATAGCTGCAGAACAATCAGATAAAGACGCTGAGCAAACCCAAAAGGACGCTCAGGCTGAGACTCAGGAAAAGGAAGAAGTAGCAGCTGAGGAAGCTAAGAAGGAAGCCGATGCTGAAACTGAATCTAAGGACGCAGAGACTGCTGAGAAGGACGCTCAGGCTGAAACCGAAGAGAAAGAAGAGGTAGCTGCTGAGACTGCAGAAAAAGATGCTCAAGCTGAAACAGAGCAGAAGGAAGAAGCAGAACAGGGTAGAAAAGAAGAAGCTGAAGAAATAGCTAAAGAAGCTGCTGAAGAAGTTCAAAAGGAAGAAGCCGAAAAGGAACAAAAAGACGCTGCTGCAGAGCAAGCTGATAAGGACGCAGAGAAAGAAGATAAAGACGCTATTGCAGAACAAGAAGAAAAAGATGCAGAAAAGGAAGATAAAGAAGTAGCTGCAGAACAGTCTGATAAGGATGCTGAGAAAGAAGCCAAGGATACTGCTGCAGAACAACAAGACAAAGATGCTGAAAAAGAAGAGAAAGATGTTGCTGCAGAACAGGAAGATAAAGATGTTGCTGCAGAACAAGAAACTAAAGAGGCTGCTGCAGAAGAGCAACGTAAAGAAGAGGCTGCTGCTGAGACTGCTGAGAAGGATGCCGAAAATAAAACTAAGGAAGAAACAGCTGCAGAACAGGAAGATAAAGACGCCGAAGAAACAGCTAAGGACGCTGCTGCAGAAACTAAAGAGAAAGAAGAAATAGCTGCCGAAGAAGCTCAGAAGGACGCTGAGGCTGAAACAGCAGAGAAAGAAGCTGAAGATCAAGCCAAGGACGCTGAAGAGGCTAAAAAGGAAGCTGACGCTGAAACTCAAGAAAAGGAAGAGGCTGCTGCAGAAAGATCAGAAAAGGAAGCTGCTGCAGAGACTCAAGAAAAAGAAGAAGCGGAGCAGGCACGTAAGGAAGAAGCTGAGCAGACTCGTAAAGAAGAAGTAGCTGCTGAAGAAGCTGTTAAGGAACAAGCTGCCGAAGAGCAAGCTAAAGAGCAGCAAGCAGCAGAGGAAGCCGCCAAAGAGCAACAAGCGGCTGAGGAAGCTACCAAAGACGAAAACGCCCAGAAGGACACCAGTGCTGAAACCGAAGCTAAGGATGCTGAACAAGCCAACAAGGATGCTGCTGACGAACAGTTAGAAAAGGATCTACAGTCTTCTGAAGAAGTACGGAAGGACGCTGAAGAGCAGGCCAAAGACACTACTGGAACTGGAGATGGTGACGGTGACGGAACTGGTGAAGGAACTGGTGTAGGAGACGGTACTGGAACTGGAGGTGGTTCAGGTGCTGGAACAGGGACTGGTACTGGTGATGGTTCAGGACCTGGTGTTGGTGGTGGTACAGGCATGATGGCAGCTGCGGCAGCACCTAAGAAGACTGACTTTACTCCTTTCATGTCAGGCATTAATTACGAGTTGCCTACGTTGGAAGAAATAGGTCAAGCACCTCAAGTTGACTACGTAGCGTCTTTACAGGACACATTAGGACCAACCGGAATAACAAGCAGTTTGTTTAAGGAATATATCGGATGACATACTTGAACCTTATGAATAACGTGCTACGTAGGCTGCGTGAAGAAGAAACCACGTCGGTTACTAGCACTACTTACAACAAGATGGTTGGTGACTTTATTAACGACGCTAAGAAGTTAGTAGAGGAGTCTAACGACTGGTCTGCCTTGAGAAGCACTATTACTGTTTCTACTACAGCCGACGACAATACTTATTCCTTGACGGACTGTGGCGACAACGTAAAGGTTATGTGTGTTCTTAACGACACTAGTAATGTCTTTATGGAGTACCAAAGTAAGGACTGGTTTAACGAGCAACTATACATTAATAATGCTGCTACAGGCGCACCTATGTACTACACGTACAACGGCCTTGACGCTAGTGGTGACACGCAAGTACTCGTAGGTCCAACTCCTGACGGCGTGTACAGCTTGCGGTTTGACGTGATTAAACGACAAGGTGACTTGAGTGCTAATACTGACACGTTGCTGATACCTTCGCAACCTGTAGTACACCTAGCTGTTGCTTTGTTGGCTCGTGAACGTGGAGAAACAGGAGGAACTTCTACTGCTGAGTACTTTGGTATTGCTGATAGATATTTGTCTGACGCTATCGCAATAGACGCAGCTAAGCATCCAGAAGAGATGTACTTTAGGACTATCTGATATGGCTCAAGAACTAAAGAGTATTAATCTTGTAGCGCCAGCGTTCAAAGGTATTAACACCGAAGATTCACCGTTGGCGCAGGACCCGTCGTTTGCTGAAATAGCAGACAACGCTGTGATTGACAAACGTGGTCGTATTGCGGCACGTAAGGGTCATAGTGTCATTACAACTAATAAAACAGCACTAGGCTCTGGTACGATCAGGGCTGTAAAAGAGTTCGACAGAAGTACCGGTAGCAACGTAGTGTTGTCTGTAGGCAATAACAAGATATTCACAGGTACTACTACGCTTACTGACGCTACGCCTGGAAGTTACACGGTAACAGCAGACAACTGGAAGATTGTTAACTTTAACGACAAAGCGTACTTGTTTCAAGCTTCTCATGAACCTTTAGTGTACGACGGTTCGTCAGTGGTACGTCTAGACTCAGTAGCTGGTGCTGCCGGTGTTGTGCTAGGTAACGAAGTACTGTCAGCTTACGGTCGTCTCTGGGTAACAGGAGTTGGTGGTAGTCCTTCTATCGTGTACTGGTCTGACCTCTTGATAGGCCATGACTTCTCAGGCGGTACTAGTGGCTCCATTGACGTGTCTAAAGTCTGGCCTGACGGGTACGACGAGATTGTAGCACTGGCTGCACACAACGGCTTTTTAATTATCTTTGGTAAGCACAGCATCATTGTGTACCAAGGAGCAGAAGCACCAGCAACTATGGTTCTTCAGGACACTGTAGCTGGTATCGGTTGCGTAGACAGAGACACTGTTCAGTACACTGGTACGGACGTACTATTCCTGTCACACACTGGTTTAAAGAGCTTTGGACGTACAATACAACAAAAGTCCATGCCTGTTAGTAGTTTGTCAGCAAACATTAGTAAGGACATTATTAACGCCTTGCAGACAGAAAACACATTCTTTAGGTCTGCTTATAGTCCTGAAGAAGGTTTTTACTTACTAACTTTTGTAGGTCAGGACAACACTTACTGCTTTGACGTTAGAGGAACAACAGAGAATGGTTCCTACCGTGTTACTCGTTGGCCTTCTACTGGCTTTAGTTGTTACACACGTTTAGACAACGGTGACTTTTACATAGGCACGTCTGAAGGTATTAGTGAGTACACTGGTTATCAAGACAACGGTTTAGGCTACCGCTTTAAGTACTACAGCCCAAGCCTAACATTTGGCGACAGTTCTAGAGTTAAAATTCTTAAGAAGCTGAAGCCTACGTTAGTTGGTGCGAACAACGCAACAGTATTTATGAAGTGGGCGTACGACTTTAAAGGTACGTACGCAACAGCAGAGTTTACGGTAGGGGACCAGATCACTGGTTTCTTCGGTGAAAGTGAGTACACAACTGTGGAGTTCACAGGTGGCGCTTTGACCAACCAAAGAAGTTTAAACGCAACAGGCTACGGAACTAGTATTGTTGTAGGTTTAGAAGCAGAGATTGACGGTTCACAGCTGTCACTACAGGAGATCAACGTAATGGCTTTAATGGGTAAATTACTATGAGCGACACATTAAGACAATTATTGGGTTTAGGTGCCATAGGCGCTGGTGGTTTACTTACAGGTAAAGCTTATCAACGTCTTGGTGAAATAGGTGAACAAGCAAGAAGGGAAGCAGGCGATATTGCTACTACTGGTGTAGAGCAAACACGTTTCCAACCTTTCACAGTGACGACAGGAACAGGAGGAGCATTAACTACTACTCCTCAAGGTGGTCTTACTGTAGGCATGTCTCCAGAAGAACAAGCGTTCCAACAGCAGATGTTCGGAGGTGCAGGTCAGTTTTATCAACAGGCTATGCAACCTACGCAGGCACGTGAGCAGGCTGTCTTTGAGCGAATAAGGGAAGCACAGCGTCCTGAAGAGCAACGTCAGCGTCTTGCTACTGAAGAGCGTCTAGCGGCACAAGGACGCTTAGGTTTGCGTACAGCACAGTTTGGAGGCGCTCCTGAGCAGTTTGCTTTGGCTAAGGCTCAGGAAGAAGCACGTAACCAAGCGATGCTAAGTGCAATGCAACAGGCGCAAGCTGAGCAGATGCAACAGGCGCAGCTAGGTGGTCAGTTCATGGGTGCTAGTTACACACCTCAAGCGCAAGCATTGAACGTCCTACAAGCAGGTATGCCAGCTGCACAAATGGCGCAACGTGGTCAGTTACAAGGTGCTGGTTTGTTTGGTGAAGCACAAATGGGTGGACTTGAGGCACTGCTTGGTTCAGGTCTTGGACAAGCTAACCTCTACGGTCAACTAGGTACTGGTCTCCTGTCAGGACTGTTGACACCACAGCAAGTTGGTATGGGTGACGGTATCACTAAAATTGTTAACCCACTGTTTGATCTACTAGGCATAGGAGGCTAAGATGGCTAGGTTTTCACAAGGACTACTACAGGGTCTTATGCAGCCTGCATTTGGTCAAAACCTGTATCAAGTAGGTAGAGCAGCAGCAGCTGGTCCTTCTATGACTAGGGCGTCACAGCGAATGCAAGAGGAGCGTGAGCAAACTCAACGTGGCGTTACTGGTGGCTTATTTGATTTGGAACAGGCAGTAGCAGAAGGTCGTGACTATCGAGACGCTATTGGTTCTCTTGTTGGCTTAGGTGCTACAACTGAGCAGCTAGAAGCCGCACAAGAGCGTGGCAGAGCTACTAAAAAGCGAACTGAAGAAGAAGCACTAAAAGGTAAAGAACAAGAGGCAATTAAACGTCTAACATCTGCTGCTTTTATGAAAGCCGCTAAAAGCAAAGATCCGGCTAGTAATGAAGCCTATGTAAGATCTCTGGTTGATACACAAGATCTAAAAGGTTTGAGAGACTTCTTGAAGACAAAAGCTGAAGGCTCAAAAGCAAAAGCTAATGTCGTAACTGAAGAAGTTTTAGAAAAAGGCAAAACAGTTACATACAGTGTAAGTTTAGACCCTTATGACGGAAAAGAACTAGGTAGAGTTAAAATAGGTGAAAAACCTGCTGAAGAAGACGATAAAAAGACTCTTGCAGAAGAACGAGCAGAATTCTTTTATACTAGTGACGGTTCTAAGCTTTACACAAATGTAGTGGCAGAAGGAAACGTTGCCTCTGCTGACGTTACTAAATTTAGTAATCTTTTGAACGAAGCGGAAAGAGTAGCTGCAGAAGAGCCTTGGTATAATGTTGGTGGTGTTTTAGGTGACGTTAGGGACTTTGCTGTGTCAGACATTGCAGGTCTTGGTAGTGAAATTACAGCCTTTAGAACAAGCCTTAATGAAGTTCAAATGCAGCAGGCAATTAAGCTTTTACCACGTGGACCAGCTTCAGATAGGGACGTACAACTTGCTTTAAACGCTAGCCCTGATTTAAAAGACTACAGTCCAAAAGACCGCATCTCTGCTTTAAAAGGTATGCTAAAAATTAAGCAAGCACATCAAGAGTATATCGAAGGTAAGACTCGTTGGATTGAGCAAACTAGAGATCCTACTGCACTAGGTTATGAGCGGTACGCTGCTGTAAAAGGCCTTGATAAAAAGATACAGGCAGTAAAGGACGACTTTGGTCCTGTCATTCAGCAGCTGGATTCTTACTTAGTAGAAGCAGCTAAGCTTAGAGAAGCAGGCGATACAGTCGCTGCTGACGCAATGGTTGCTTTTGTTCAAGAAGAACAAGCAAGGCTTCAAAACCAGTCTAGACAAAACGCGCAAGACGATCCTACTATGGCTGTGTTTGACGCAGATTATTTAGGCTTGTTAACGCAAAGAGGCTTAGAAAATAGCAGGTACTTAAAGTTTCTTGATGAAAACGAAATTAAATTTCAGTAAGAGGTGACAAATGTCTGACGCTTTACTACAAGGGTTTAGAGATACTTCTCAAACACCGACAAATACACCTGTTGCTTCTTCAGCAGGGCTTCCTGACGCAAAGAAAGAAGAAATCAGGAACGCTCTTGACGAAGCTATGGCTCAAAACAACAAGTCTAGAGAAGAACTAGAGCTTGAAGAAACAGCGTGGTCTTCTGAAGACTCACTGGCTGCTGCACAGCGTTACTTCTCAAGCGCCGCTGTAGGTTGGGGTGACGAAGCAAGTTTATGGGTTGCTGCTTTTATTAATGCAAATGTTACTTATCCTTATTACGATCTAGAAACAACTTCAAAAGAGCAGTACAAAAAACTTAAGAAAGAGTACGACGCCCGACAAGCTGAATTTAAGCAACGACAACCTGGTGCTGCTTTAGCTGCCGATGTCGCTGGTGGTCTTATTTCTCCTGCTATGGCTTTGAAGGCTCCTGCTGCTGTAGTTAGTCGTTTAGGCCCAACAGCAACTGCTGCTGCTGGTGCTGTCGGTACAGGTGCAATCTATGGTGCAGGAGAAGCTGCAGAAGGACAACGATTAGAAGGTGCTGGTATAGGTGCCGTTGGTGGTGGTCTAGGTTACGGAGCAGTAAAAGCGGTTACTGCTGGTGGCGGTGCTGTTGCTAACGCATTGACTAAACGAAGAGTTGAAGGTGATCTTGTTGACATGGACGGAGACTTTGTTCCGTTAACTCTTGCTGCTAGTTCGCCTACAGGTGTGGAAGGCTTTATACACCAGTTTTACAGAGACGTAGTTGGGCCTTCTTTTGGAGCAAAAGGTGCTATAAGACAGCAACAAGAAGTTATTCTTGATAAAGCTGAGGACGCTGTAGCTGCTCAAAAAAAGTTTTCTGGTCAATTAGATGAAGGAATCAAAGAGAAAACTAAGCTTGTCGAACAACAACTAAAAGATGCTGGTTCTGCTTTGAAAGAAGAGCAAAAAGCCCTTACTACTCTAAAAAGAAACGAAACAGCTGATGTAACTTTACCGTTAAAAGAAAAACTAAGTGCTTTGAATTCTGGTAAAGCAGAGGAAATAGCCGCTAAAGCTACCAGCGAAACTCGAAAAATGATGGACGCTAGACAGTTAAACTTTAGAACTGAAGCCTTTATGAATTCTTTTCCAGAAGGCGCTGTACCTAGAGACATCGAACGTGTAATTAGTAAAGAAAACATTGGGGAACGTATTAACGCTTTAGACGAACTTTGGCGTGTAAAAGGCTACTCAATGATTAACAAAAAGAAGTTTAGGTTTAAAGCAGGAGAACTACAAAAAAATTTAGAACAGGCTTTAGTTAAAGATCCTTACTTTGTAGCTAACACTGTAGATGTTCCTTCTGTAATGAAGGTCTTTGACAATGCTGTTGAAAATACTAACTTCTTTAGAGACCCAAGCGGTCGTGTTGAAGGCTCATTAGTTTCTTCTCTTAGGAGTCGAATAGGGACACTAGCTAATGCTACCGTTGATCCACAAAACCGCAGAGCTTTGTACACTCTTCAGGACGAAATAGATAAAGTAATGAAGAGCCAACTTACGGCAGGCCAGAAAGAAGCTTTTGAAAAAGAAGCTGGTAAATGGAAATCAACTGTTGTTTTACGAGAAGCTATTGAAGGTACTCAAGGCGGTGCTAAAAGAGGGTACTTTGAAGTATCTGATTGGATTAAAGAAGTAGGAAAGAACAATCGTTGGGACTCTAGATACGGAACAGGCCCATTGAATGCAGAAGCCAGAAAGATAGAATCAAACCTCAAAGCAATGGAAAAAACTATTGCAAAGAGAGCAACCAATCTAGCTAAAACAAAAGCTGCGTTAGTCGAGAAAGAAATTAGAAGCCATAAGAAAAAACTCGAAAGTGAACTAACTAAATTAGTACAGGACACTAGAACTAAAAAATCTAGGCTTAAGAGAAACCCTGAACTAACTTCGGAAATTGCTGCTGCTACAACGAGAAAATCACAAGTTGAAGCAGAGCTTGGGTTTTTAACTAAAGAGTTGGATCAATTAAAAGACCTACGAACGTCTAAAAACCCTAGTTGGTACTGGACGCTGACCTCTTCTTCTTTACTAGGTAGTTTAACAGGAGCGGCTGTTGGTGCTGCTACTGGTGGTTTAGTAGGTGTAGGTACAGGATTAATCGCTGCTCCAATAGCAGGTACTATAATAGGTGCCAAACTAGCAAGACCAGGAGTTCAAAGAGCTATTGCAGGACAAACACCTAAGCAACAGGAGGTTCAAAGGATGTTGCAGTCAGATATGACAGGAGAAACTGCACGAATCTTAGGACAAGCAGGCGGTGTTGCTGGTGCTAGAACAGGTATGTTAACAGAGCAATAAAAAAGGGGGCTTAGGCCCCCATAAGTTACAACTCACAGTTATTACCAGTGCAGGCTAACTGTTGAGACCCTTCCGTCATGTCTGAGTTTTCTGAGATTGCCCAATCAATGGTCTCAG